AAACTCTATTACGAAATTGAGGTGTAAACTTGTAACCAGGTACTTCAAATGAGAAATAATCTGATAACTCTCTACGGATACTTGCGTCTGCGTCAATGCGTAGGTACACGTCATTGACCTTGTCAACAATGATGTTTTGCATTTTAGATTACACCAGATGTAAACTTACGCCAATCTATAGCGTTCTTAATTTGAAAGCCACGATTAGAAATAATCTTAACTGTTCTATCTAGGTAGTCAACAACACTTTGTACATAAGTTACCTTTTGGTCTAACTTAATAAGCTCGTCATCTGATTTAAGATACTTGTCAACATCTTGTTTTAATATTTTTAGATTAAAAGGTTTTACTTGATATACACTAGGGTCTGCCTTGCCTGTATAGTATTCCCATTTTTCTCTTGTTAATCTTGCTAAGTCTTGTTCAGATTTCTTTAATAGATTAGTATATTGATTATGAAACTTCATATACTTGTTATGTAGTTGTGGTGTTTTTAATGATTCTAAATCAAGTTCAGTATCATTTATTTTTAGGTCTTTGTCAGCGAGTTCTTGTAGTTCATCAAATGTCATAATATATCCTCTTGTTTCTTTATATTTAGATCCAAATTAGCGTTGTGCTTATACATTGGATCATAAAATTCTTCTAGTTCAGGAAACACTTCAAACAAATGTGATTCCCATTTTGTTCCTTCATAAAATTTATCTTGTTTTAAAAGATATTGAAGTGTGTCTTGTATACTAATACCTTCATCAGCTGGTTTTCTTAATGCAGCTTGTATGTCAGGCCACTTCTCATATTTAGGAATTAAATTTTGTTTAATCTTTTCTGGTAAATTGTTTACTCTTAAATGTACTGGATTTTCTAACATTGCCCAGTTGATTTGATCCACTAATTGAGGCCTTTCTAAACAATAATCTATAACTTCATAAAATCTCATAACACTTAAAAACGAAACTAGACCATTGAAGTCAACAACTATGTTAGGATATTTCTTACAGATTTCAACATTCTCTAAAACTTTATTCCAGTCTGTTCTTCTTCTCATGTATTCTATAGTTTTACCTACACCATCTACAGAAGCTACCATAGACACATTTCTAAAATGTGGTACGTAATTAAAGATGTTATGTTTACCTGCTTTCGTTTCTGTAAAATTTGTCTGATACTTAATAAAGATATTTTTAGACTCACCTATATCAATTAATCTTTGTAACAGTTCATAATGTTTTTTCATAATTAATGGTTCACCACCAATGATTTTTATACTTCGTATGAAAGGTGCTAAATCTACAGTTTGTTGTATCATATCTTCCACGTTCTTTTTTGTAAACGTTTTCTTAGCACCGCCTTCAAAAGCACTACTCCAAGCAGTTTCACCAAATATTTCGTCACTCCATACACCTTTTTTTGCAACCTGTTGACGTGTTGATGAGTTTGTATGTAAACACATATAACAATCTAAATTACATTCGTCACCATAAACTTTTAATTGTACTTCTATTATTCTTTCTTCAAATTCATATCTGCCTGTTGCTTTGAACATTAATACTGAACGTTCTATTGCATCCCAAAATTCTGCGTCTTGTGTATGAATCTTCATACATGCTGTTCTTCTGGATCTACCATAACGTTTTTCATCTGCTATACATCTCCAACAAGTTTTACTGACCATTTTTAAATCAGATTTAGGGTCTAACATCTCCTTACGTATTTGATTCATGTAATCACTATCAAGCATCCATTCTTTTAGTGTTGTATTTTTTACATTATGGTCTGGTAAACCATATTGTCCATCTGCTTGTGCACCAAAACAACATGCTGAATAGTTGCCTGACATTTCCATATAGAGTTGCGTAAAAGGTATATCACAGAAAAATATCTCTTGGTCTTTTGCTTGTTGACCTATTGAGCCTTTTTCAATAGCAAAAGGTCTATAATTCCAATTTGTTGGATCTAATTGTCCTTTAAACCAATTAGATGTATCAACTACACCAGGTCCAGACTTATCACCTGGTCCACCTTTTGTCATGTATTCAGGTAATTCTAAATCTAACTCTCTATCTTTTCTATCGTTACATTTACTCACTTTATATCTAACCTTCCTGGCATTCTTACAAGATCAATTTGATCCCACAAACGTAAATCTCTTATAACATTATATAGTATTGATGTGGCATGTGAATTTCTATCTGCTTGATTGACACCTGGCAACTGATATTCAGCACACAATGGTAATAAAATTTGTGTTTTATATCCCGCTGCTGCCCAATGTATTGCTGAGTATGGTTTTGATCTTAATACACAACCTGCTAAATTTGTGCCACCTAATATTACATTGTTAATTTTATAGTTTCTTTTTGCAAATATTGTTTCTATATCTTTTATAGTTTTTTCTGGTTCTGCGTCAGGATCAATTCTATCCCAATTATGTACACCTTCGTTGTCATATATTCTTTTCATTTCTTTTAATCTATTAGGACCACGATCTGTAGGATATTGACTTTCTAAATGATTTGATACTATATTCATTTCTTTTTCTACCTGCAACAATTGATGTAGAGTACTGTATCTTAATTCATTTGTATGCTCGTCACCAAACATAGGATGGCCATGAAAATCAATCAATAATAATAATGTTTTATCAACCATAAAATTGTCTATATTTTGTTATTCTTTTACCTTCGTGCATATATTTGATGTTGTCTATATCAGATACTATTCCTATGTTATAAACTTGACCAGATTGTCTTAACTTATGATATAAATGAGAAAACATTTTCATATATTTTTCAGCACCTATACCAGGCAATTCATAATCACCACACATTGATAATATAATTTGTACATAATGACCTCTTTTTGCCCACGCTAAAGCAGAATAGTCTAAAGTATTCCAAACACAACCTGCTAAATTTTGACCTGTCGCAAGTATATTATTAATTTTGTAATTTAATTTACCTGCTTCAAATTTTATCCAATCAATTAAATCTTGTTGAGGTGTTAATCCTTCTTCGTTAGGTGGTAATTCAATCCAGTCATATGTGTAACCTCTTTTCATACCTTCTAATTCAGTTTTTAATTCATACAATCTTGGCGCTAGTTTTGGATCAAGGCGATTTGATACTATAATCATATCTCTTACAGGATGTTCAAATATTATTTCTTTTAACTTACTAAAACGCATATTGTCTAAATCTTTATCCATAGAGAAATTATTATGCTTGTCAAAGTGTATTAATAATAATGCTGTTACTTCTTTTAACGCCATTGTATTACTGTTTCCTTTTCAGGTTTCTTATCTTGTTTACTAGAATAATCGCTCATGTGTTCTCGTCTTAATTGTTCTTTATAACCTATACTGCCTAATAGTATAACAGGATACTTTACCCAAGGTATATCTTCCCAACCTTTTGCCCATGTTTTAGAGTGATAAGGAAAACATATTATAGTTGATGTGTTTAATCCTTGTTCTAAAGCAAGAGCGCCTAAATTTGCCATAAACATTCCTACTTCTACACATGCTGTTCTTAACAGTTCTGGTATATATTCTTCGTGCATTTGTTCATAAAAATCGCCACGTGATATACATTCTTTTAAAAACTCATTAGGTTTACATACTCTTTGTGTAAATACTAATAGATATGGTGCTGAGTTTATATGCTCAAAATATGGATTAAAACCATCTTCTTTCCAAGTATCTCCTTGTTCTTGTGAATAGTGTTTAGGTATCTTATCTTCGTTTATTTCTTTCTTATTACTTACACACTTTTTCCATATAGATATTTTTTCGTCTTTTTTGTCAGGCCCTAAAACGTTACAATGATATGGCATAAAGTTATTTTTTGATGGCGTTACTTTCCATGTTTTATATAACAGATCATCTATTCGCTCTTCAGGTGGTATTCTATCGTTATCGTATTTCATAACGTGAGCTCTTTTATCTAAATGTTTAAAAATGTCCATGTTAACCTTTTTTATGATAAGGTTCTAATTCAGGAAAAACATCAAACAAATGTGTTTCCCATTTAGTTCCTTTGTAATATTTATCGTTCATTAAACAATAGTCAAGTGTGTCCTGATAATCATAACCATCGTTGCCTTCTTTAAGTAAATTTTGTATATCAGGAAAACCTTCATACTTTGGTATGAGGTCTTCTTTTATTTTGTCAGGCAATACATTAGCACATAACTTTTTAGGGTTTCTTATATTTGACCAATTGATTTGTTTAAATAATGTTTTGTTTTCATCTATCCAATCTATCAACTCGTAAAATCTTAATACACTTAAAAATGATATTGCACCATTTATATTAACTGTTACGTTAGGAAACTTTTTAACTTCTTTTATATTGTTTACTACATCTTGCCAGTCTGTTCTACGTCTTATATACTCAACTGATTTACCTATACCATCTAACGATACTGTAAACTCAAATTGCATAAACTTAGGAATATAATCTAGTAGTCTTAATTTTTCCATTGATAGTACTGACATGTTTGTTTGATATTTTACAAACATTTTATCAGCATGACCTGTTTTACATATCTTATCTAACAACATGTAAAAGTCTTTCATAACTAATGGTTCACCACCTATAAATTTTAGATTGTAAATATACGGAGCTAGTTCAACTATCTGATCTACAACGGTTTTTAACTTCTCACCCTTTACTAATTCTATAGGTGTCTTTGCATAATCAGAAAAAACATTTTCACCTTTTACTTCTTCCGAGTGTATAGATTTTAATCTTGTAGTAGAGTCATAAGGTACACACATATAACAATCTAAATTACACTTGTTACCAAATGCTTTTACTTGTACCTCAAATATTCTATCCTGAAATATACCTTTGTTTCTTCTTTTAAAATATTCTACAGCGTTTCTAATACCAGGCCATATTGCGTGATCGTTTGTTTGTATTTTAAGAGAGGCTTGCCGCCTTGATCTACCATAGTGTTTTTCTTGGTGCATACAGTTTTTACACCATATTTTTGCAAGTTTTAAATCTGATCCAGGTGTAGTCATCTCTTTACGTAAATCATTCAAGTTTTTATTATCTTCAAAGTATCTACGTATAGGTACATCTTTTATATTAGGATTAAAACCTTCAGCAGCCCATGAGCATGGAGCATACTCACCTCTTGTTGTAGTGTAGACCATTGAGAACGGTGCACCACAAAACCATATGTCGTTATTTCTGATTTGATCTTCTAGTATATCAACTCTTTTAAACCATTGACTCATGTCAACAGTACCATCACCAAGGTACTTGTCACCAGGACCACCTTTGGTCATTAACTTATTGTGATGTGGATTCCTATCTCTAGGTTTTGTAAGAACAGTCATAATATAATTTATAATATAATTAAGTAGTTGTTTCTAGTGTGCCACTCCCACTAACATTAGCAAACTCGTAAAGTTTGTATTGAAATGTAACACTTGCTGTTAAGTAATTTACATCTGTTGCTTGTTGATTGTAATCTAAACCAGATAATGAAATAGGGTAAATATCTCTAAAACGTACTTCTATATTTGAATTGTTTTTACTTGTTAATATAAACAATGTAGCGTCTGAATACAAACCACCATCGTCTGAAGTTTGTTTTACAACTTGTCCTAATTCTTTATTGTAGGTTTCACTTGTTGTTGTAGGATATCTATCTGATCCTGCAGCCTGTAATGATCTGAATTGTGAATGATCTTTAGGAAATCCAAGAC